TTATTTTGAGTTTATGTTTTTGCCGTCGACATCTATTGCATCAGAGCCGTTCGTGCTCAGTGCAAGTTTGTTCAGAATACTGCTTGCTTCTCGGTCAGCACCCGGCAACATGTGAGCGTATACTTGCAACGTGACTTTTGAGTTTTTATGTCCCAGCCTTTGAGCTACCATTGCAATGTCACCTGTGAGCTTCAGCAGTATTGAAGCGCTGGAGTGACGCAGACCATGTGGAGTCATATGTGGTAGGTTATTCTTCTTTGCATGATACTCTAACAGGTTTGCAAAGTTTTTCCTGCCGACGTTGAACAGCAGTGTATCTGCTTTGCAGTCATATATGTGTGATACGTAGTTCATCAGCTGGTCAAATACGAATTGAGGAACAGATATAGTGCGTTCTGATGATGGCGTTTTAGGCGGTAGCAGAACTTTTTGGCTTTCTACCCACGCTAGCGTATGGTGTACAGATATGGTACAGTCATCATTGACATCTGCCGGAGTCAATGCCAAAACTTCACCAATACGCATACCGCAGAAAAACATTAGGTTAAATGCGAGCCTGTGCTGTTCCTTTTTCAGACTGTTGTAGAATATGTTGTACTGTTCCAACGTCCAGACAGCTATGTTCTTCTTTTGAGATACAGGCAGTCTTTCTGCATCACGTATCGGATTGACTGATAAGAGTTTTCGCCTTGTAGCATAGTTGAGCATGGAGCATAGCTGGGTTTTGGCTGTGGATATACTGCTTGTCTTTAAGGGACGCTGGGTGTGGTCGCTTGTATAGCTCATAAGAGAAATAAGCCATTGATTGATTGCTTCGGTGCTGATGTCCTTAACCTGTAAATCATCGGGGAAGTATGGAACGATGTACAAGCGTATAAGAGCTTCGTAGCGGTCATATGTTGTTGGTTTTAGTGTGCTTAGTTTCACACGTTGCTTCAAATGAGATGTATACATGTTGACTAGCATTCCGACAGTGATATCATTCTCGGTTGGCTTCCATCTGCAGGACATCTCGTATTGTTCAGCATCACGCTTGCGCTTGAACCCACGCTTTGTAGTATGCTTGCGCTTTCCGTTCCAATCAGTATAATAGAACTGGCAGCACCATGTATTTGTTTTTTCATCTTTAAATGTAGACATAATGGCTCTCCATTAAAAAATAGCGTCCCTGTGATAGGGGACGCTTTTATTGTTTTAGATACCTTTTTGAACAGCAACTTCTTTTGCTATTTTGTCGACTTCTTCACCCATGCTGCCTTCAATAATGCGGTCAAAGGCGGTTTTGCCGTATTTCTGAATAACATTGCCTGCATCGTTGAAATAAAGGCTCTCAGTGAGTCTGTAGTTACGGCCGTCGATGTTGTTAACAGTGTTGAACTTCATCAGTACAGACTTTACGTGGTATTTTGCGTACATATCGCTGTTAGGCTTGTAGATGACTTTGACTGTGTACATCAATCCGTTTTTGTCAGCTGGTACGGTCAAGTCTGGTACATTAAGGCGTGCTACACTGTCAGTATCAACATATACTGCACGGTCACTGATTTCATAGGACTTTTGCCAGCTCTCGGCAAATGCGGTGGTAGAGAATACCAACATCAAGAGAGATAATACGATAAGGAACAACTTTTTCATAATACACCTCCGAATTATTCAATATATTGTCTTGTGGCTTGCTTTATAACGTCTGCATGGTCATAGATTGATTCAACAGTTGGCAGGGGGTATTTAAGCCCTGTGCCGATATAGTGTCTGCGTGCGCCTGGTCCTTTAATGTGTACAACCATGTACATATTTGATTCATCAAGAGCTAATCTGCATATCCAATGAGTTTTTACTTTTCCGCATAAGATAGTGAGGTAATATTGAGTGTTTTCATGGTTGATGACTTCGACAGGCAACATATCACCAACGATGTTTTTCACTATTTCAAGCGCACGTGCTTTTTTTATGTCGCTTATAGGTTGCATCCCTTTGTAACGTGCGGCTGCTGCTGGAGTCTGTGCAGGTTTGCTCTCGGGTACAGTCAGAAGCTTTGAGTAGATAACATCGTTGACAATCTGCTTCAGCACAGAGTCTATTTCTGGGCGTATGCGGTCGATGAACTGCGAATCATACTGCTTGCCGTGGTCAACAGTTTCAAGCAGGAAACGTATGAAGTCATCGTCTGCGAAGTCAAACTGTGTCATCAGATAGCTGCGTACCAAAGTCTTGTATTTCAGCTTTTGTGCAGTAGTATTATCAAATTCCAACTTCTGGAATTTAGATAATGTGGAAATGTCGGATTCGCTGAAATCAGCAAGATTCATAACGAAAAACGGCTTCGTATCCATACTGCCGGGCATATCAGTGTCAGCGTAGTATCTGTATTCGATGCCGTTGGTGATTATGGCAGTTTTAGGGCTATATGCAGTGAAAAGCTCAGAGAGCTGTTCTGTGTCCATATTGCTGGTGCAGGGAATTACTATAATGATAGCGGTGGTGATACCACCAGTGATAATAGCATAATCACATTTGGCGTTAGCGTTACCGTAGCCGGAGATAAATTCTTTCGGATTGAAAATGTCATAGCCTAGCGACTGAAAGTATGGCAGTACAAGAGACGTTTTCGCAACATCTGCTGAATAGTTATCGCTTTGCATAGTGATTGCTTTTTTTGCTAATTCTTTGATGTTGTCAGCAAAACTCATTGTTTTCCCTCCTCTATATAAAAACGAGCGGGCAGGATGTTCTACCCGCCCTTGTTGGCGTTTATTTCTTGTTTGTTTTCTTGGATTCAATCAGTTGTAAAGCAATTTTGATGCATAACAAAGTGTAGTACATTTGCTGTGTGTCTAATTGCTTCAGCTGGTCTTTTCTTTTTTTAAAGACATTTACAACTAACCTCCTTCCTCTTTATTTGCAAGGGCGCAGTGCCTTACATCGGAAGTGATTAGCTTTTGGATTGCAGAAAGCCTTTTATAACAGCTTCGATAGCAGCTTTTTGTGTATCGTCGAGCTTTTGAAACTCTTTTAATACATACATAGTCTGTTCATCCAAAGACTTTAAACTGAGTTCTTTTTTTAGTGCGTCTGTATCAATACCGAGCTGTTGAGCTTGACGTTCGGCCAAAGATAAAGCAATGTCTTGGTCATAGAAATATGATACAGGAACATTAAAGTAATCAGCTATTTTTTGCAGTGTTTCTATTTTAGGGTTTGTTTTCCCTGTTTTCCAATCAGATAAGTAACCACGGCGAATGCCGATAGCATCGGCAACAGTAGAAGCTCTGCAATGATTCTTTTTTAACAAATCGTCGAATTTTTGATACATAGAATCACCCAAAATTTTCTTCAAAAATACGATTAAACGTATTGACGAGCACGAAAAATAATCGTATAATAAAGATACGGAAAAACGGATAGCACAATACGAAAAATCTTGATTATTAGCTGGCTTTTTAGGTTATCCCCAGCTGGTTTTCATTATTAGATTATAACGTATTTCCGAACTTTTTACAACGGAGGCGACGGAAAATGTATAAAAAACTAGCAAAACTGATGGACGAAAAACACGTCAGCGCTGCGGATGTTTCAAGAGCAACAGGCATTGCAAAATCAAGCATTTCCGATTGGAAAGCTGGAAGATGCAAGCCTAAATTGGACAAAGTTGTTAAACTGGCAAATTACTTTGGTGTAAGCGTTGCATATTTTATTGACGTTGCATAGGAGTGATAGGAATGTATGATGTGTTTTTAGACTTGCTGGACGAAAAAGGATTGAAAGTGTGTGACGTTGCAAAGGCTACAGGTATTAGCCATCCGACGTTTACGCATTGGAAACAAGGCGCAACGCCACATTTTAAATCAATGGTTAAGATTGCCAGATTTTTAGGCGTGAGCTTAGATGTTTTTGCAGAGGAGGCACTCAAATGTTAGACAGAATTATTCGTAGACTGCTTATGTTGGCTGTGGCTGGTATTATTGCGAATACTGCATATGATTTTGTGTGCGATTTATTCAAGCCAGAAGTAGAGTGCAGTATCAATTATACTGTGCGGGTTGGAGATTCTGTGTGGGGCATTGCCAACAAGCATTATCCAGCGCAGACAAGTTTGTCTTTTGGCGATTTTTGGTGCGTTGTTGAAGATTCAATCAAGGCTCAGAACAACGGCAGTACTATTATTCAACCGGGGCAAAATTATGTAATCACGTGGAAAGATAAGATTTGACCTTAATTATATTTTAGCATTAATGAGGTGAACGGATATGCAAGTAAGCGCTGAAAATTGCTATAGACGTGCAAGGATGTTGTCGGGAATGAAACAGGTAGAAGCTGCTGATGCTTTGGCAGTCGGTATGCGGACATTGAGCGACTATGAGAACGGAATTTCAGCTGTACCAGATGATGTAGCGTTGGCTATGTCAAGAGTATATAACCGCCCTGAGCTGAGAGTGGAACATCTGCGTAACAATCCTGTATTCATGGATTTGATGGGTGACGTTGACGTTAAGAATGATATGTCAAGTCAAGTGCTCAAAATGTATAAGGAAGTCAACGATGTAGTGAAGTGTTTTCCGCAGGTGGTTGACGATACTATTACCAAGAAGTCACTGAGTCGCCAAATGTTCGATGAATGCAAAGAAGCCTGTCAAGCGTTGATGTCACTTTTGGCAGGCACAAAAAAAGGAACCGCCGATAACAGCTCGACGGTTCAGAAGAGAGTGTGATGAATTATGAATAATGAAAAAGTGTTCTTCACGTGGCGTGATATAAGCGAAATAACTGGTGTAGGGAAAACCAAGTCATATGAGCTTATCGCCAAAATGAATAAGGAATTGGAATCACAAGGGTACATAGTCGCTAAAGCAGGCATAGTGCCGAAAAGCTACGCTCAGAAGCGACTAGGACTCTTGCTGGAATAAGTATACCACAGTCAATAGAATTTGTCCACAAAAAGCTCACAAAAAATAATCAAAATAACGCTGACAAAATATAATGAGAGCGGCAAAATATAAGTGTAGGGAAGAGAGATAAAGAAAAAGTGAGTTAATGAAAGGATGATAAATGATGATGAAAACTGGCGTTGCTTGTAATGATTGGTATGCTCCTAATCCCGAGTGGGTGTATGCAGCTCCTGCGAAAGAATACACTGATTTGTTTGGCGATGTGTTTGATGACGTTGACGATGTTTATGTCAATGTTGAGGAAGGCATTATCGTTACGAGCGATAATGCCAACAAGTTGGCTCGAAACATCGAAACTCCTTTTGATAAAATCGCTGAAGAAGATTTTACCGACGAATATTATGGCGAAATCGTAAAGAAAGGCGAGCGTTACACAGAAGTTGGTTGGTTTACTTGTAAAATTAAAGCTGATACAACGATTGCAGAAGCATTGGCTTTAGATTCAATCAGATATGAAAATTGTGACCACGAAGCAATCGTAGAAGAGATTTGTGCATGAGGGAGGAATTAAAAATGTGTAAAGAAATTCCGCTGTTAAGAGCGGCTGATGTTGAGCTGCGAGCCGCACAGACACGAAAGAACTCATATGGCGCATATATTACGCTGTTGGTTTACAAAGACGCACGTGTAGACATGCGCATTTTAGATAAGGTTTTTGGTCCGATGAATTGGCAACGTCATCATAAAGAGATAAACGGCAGATTATACTGCACGATTAGCGTGTGGGATGATGAACATGCTCGTTGGATTGAGAAAGAGGATGTTGGCACAGAATCTAACACCGAAGCCGTCAAAGGCGAAAGTTCAGACAGTTTCAAACGTGCCGGGTTCTGTTGGGGAATCGGTAGAGAATTATATGACGCTCCTAACATCAGCTTTAAATTGATGGATGATGAATACATGGAGAAAAATGGTAAAATCGCCTGCTATGAGAAATTCCGTGTAGCAGAAATGGAGTATGACAGAGATTTAGGCAGATTTACAAAATTCACTGTCATTGACAAGAACGGCAATGTACGTTTTAAAGTGGCTCAGCAGGCACAAAAACAGGGCGTAGAGCAGAGCAAATCCGCTGCGAATACAAACAGCCACGCAGAACAGCAGAACGCGGCACAGGCTAAATCAGAGCCTGCAGAGTATGTCAGAAAATATCAAGGCAATGACTGCGTATACGTCATGAACAAATGGGTATTCCTTGACAGCATCAACAACGGAGCAGTGCTTGCGATTATTGCAACGGATGCCGAGGGCAAATACAGTGCAGTCAAAGAAAAAGCAGCCAAGATGCTTGCCAAACTGAAAGGGGTTGCGTGATGTTAGGAAAGCGAAAACAGATAAGACTTAGCGGAAAGGCGTTAGTACAGCTCGTGAAGCTCGTATACGAACGTGACCAGCATAAATGTGCTGTGTGTGGCAAATGGGTTGAAGATGGGCATAAGCCGCATCATGTTGTGTATAAAAGCCACGGTGGCAGTGATACGTTGGAAAATATGGTGCTGTTGTGTGATGATTGTCATTATCAGGTACATCATGGGCTGGACAGTACAAAGATTAAAGATAAAATCATGCGATACATCGTGTGGATGGAGGATAAAGTGTCATGAGAATAACAGGTAGTGCGAACAATGTAAGATATGTCAATGGCAAGCTTATTATTGATTGCGCTGCTTGTCATGAAGATGACATCAACAAAATAGTCAAGTATATGTCGACTGGGAAGAGAATCAGCATTGACATAAAGAGAGAGAAGCGTTCTGTAGATGCCAACGCTTATATGTGGGTGCTGTTGGATAAACTGGCTAACAAATTATCTAATGACGGCGTTGTGTATACGTCGGAAATGCTATATAAGCACGCTATCCACATGACAGGTAGACCAACGTATCTGCCAATCAGAAAAGATGCTGTTGAAGCCTTCAAACGGCAGTGGCGTATGGACAGAGTAGGACGCATAGCAGAAGTTATGGGTGAATCAAAGATTCCGGGCTATGTTGTTGTAGCGGCGTATCAGGGAAGTAGCGAATATGACAGCAAAGAAATGTCAAGACTGATTGACTTTATCGTTGAAGAATGTAAGGAACAGGGGATTGAAACGCAGTCACCTGAGTATATAAACAGATTATTGACTGAGTGGGGAGGAACCAAAAATGTTTGATGCAAACGAAGTATTGGATGCTTTAAAGCCTGAAGATGCAGAACAGGCAACATGGACGATTGACAGCATGGAAAAAGCAGACTGGGCTTTGGGTAAGATAGCAGCGGCACGTCAAAAGATGCAACAGAACGCAGATTATGTGCAGTCACAAGTGGAAAAATTGCAGATTTGGCTTGAAAAAATGAATAAAGAACAGCAAAACAGCATTGATTTCTTTGAGCTGAAGCTTGCACCGTATCTGGAAAGTGAGATTGCTGGCAGTAAGAAGAAGTCTGTAACATTGCCTAACGGCGTTGTAGGTTACAGGAAAAAGACAAACACTATCAAGAACGATGCTGAAATCTTTGATTTTGTTAAGAGCAACTATTCAGAGTATATCAAGACAGAGGAAAAAGTGGATTTGGCAAATTTCAAAAAGGCTTGCAGTGTTATTGACGGCAAGTTGATTACCGAAGATGGTGAAGTGGTGCCGGGTTACACTGTTGAGGAAAGTCAAGTTTTATACACGAAGTGAGGTCGGACATGAAGCGTGAAAAAATTGCTGTGTTGAGAGAGGGCTTGCTTGCGTTGACTGGCAATGTTAACGCCGCTATTATTTTAAACCAATTCATATATTGGGCAGAGTGTAATGCAGAATCAGATGCGATGTACGCAAGGGAGATAGAATCATATGAAAAAGAATATGGCGATGTGAATTTCAAGTCTTCTTTTGGATGGATTTACAAAAGCTCCGTAGAGCTGGCAAATGAAACCATGCTTGGTTTATCTCCTGCAAGTATGAGAAAGTTTATTAAGCAACTTGTAGATGCTGGTTTTTTGGCAGAACGCAGAAATCCTAAATTCAAATGGGACAGAACGATGCAGTACAACGTCAATTTGAAACTCATACAACAGGAACTGCAAAAGCTAGGCTTTGCACTTAGCGGATATAAATTTAACACTGATGACACAGCAAAAATAAATGATAACAGCAATATGGAAGATGAAAAAAGTGAAAATCCATTTTTAAAAATTAAAAATCAAAACTCAGAATCTAAAAATCAAATCACGTTGCATCAAAAGCAAAAAGAAAAAAAATGAAACACACTCACTCTCTCAGAATTATATAGATTTTTTCAAGCCTAATCAGTTGACACAAGAACAGATGACTAAACAGGAAGAGTACTTTGCCAAATTTTGGAATGCATATCCTAGAAAGTCAAACAAACTGAAGACCAGGATTGAATGGAACAACATAAAGTATGATATTGAGCTATACGAAAAAATATTGAGGTCAGTAGAGCTGTACAAACAATCACAGCAATGGAGAGATGCTAACTATATCCCATATCCCGAGAATTATCTGAGAAACGAGAAGTGGGAAGATGATATACCAATCACAGTTGAGAGCGAAGAGATGCCGTTTTAGGGGGAATGAGCCGTGAAAAGAGAAGATGTATTAGATTTGTTTGCGAAACTGCGCAGCGCTGGACTTTATCCGCCCAGCGGAAACAACGCCAAGCAAGCAAACAACATGGTTGAGGAATTTTTGCAACAGTATCAGAGTGTAACCGCTGAAGAATTGCGGATGCTTACGCCGAAACTGCTCAAAATGCCACACTGGCCACGTTACTTTGATGTTGACGAAGAACTGAAAGAAATCCGCAGACTCAATACAACGGTGACAGTGAAACAGAAGCAGAATACAGGGTTGGGGCGGCTTGCGTTGGGGCGCGAGCTGAATCCGGGCGAGAGCTGGACGATGGTATTGGCCGAGAAATGCGCACGTCGCACGTTCCCTGATGCGTCTGAATCGTTCATAGAGATGAATAAGCTGGAACTTGCAATACAGGCTAAATTTGACTATGTGTGTGCTGTTTGTCGAGGTAAGAATCTGAAAGACTGCCCGACAGGTGGGCATATGCCTTTTTTGAAAGTAGAGCCGAAAAGCGGACTCTGTATGCCGTGTGTAGATGCAGCGCAGTGTCAGAAAGTGCTGATTCCAATCCCACGTGATGATGATGAACGCAGAGAGTATCACGGCGGCGGTGGCTTTAAATCAGCTGGGCAGATAATCGCTAGGGCGTAAAAATTCATAGATTGTTAAAATTATCCACAAATTAGTTACAAAATAACGCTGACAAAATAAAAGTAAAGCGGTATAATATGAGTGTAAGAAAGAGAGGGGTGTGTGAAGAATGGATGAGTTGAAAAAGATTGTCGATATGGTAGCGGATAAGAATTATATATGGGTGCTTATAACAACATTAGGAAAAGAACCTTTAATTCATACCGCCCACAATGGAAAATGGCGTGTGTCTGAGCTTCAAGGAGATTTGAAAACTATCGTTGATTACATGATTGAAAATCACATTAGCCAAATCGCCAATTACAGTCATTACACGGCAGAATCGTGGAGAAACAGCTCTCTGGTTATGTTTGATGTTATGTTTGACGGTGACGAAAAGGAAGAAAAAGATATTATCAAAAGAGTGATTTCACTTTTGGGCGCAAAATACAACAAAACTAAGGATAAATACGTGATGAATGAATGGGTTGACGGAATCCGCTACTATTCGTGTGTGAGTGGAAAATCGTATGAGGTGGCAGCGTAATGAATTATAAAGAGTTTTTGAACAGCAAAATACAGGTTGCCGTGCCTAGCGGTTTTGAGTGTGGAGAACTCAATGATAAATTGTTTGATTTTCAACGTGATATTGTAAGGTGGGCGTTGAAAAAAGGAAAAGCGGCGATTTTCGCAGGTACCGGACTAGGCAAAACATTCATGCAATGTGAATGGGCGCATAGAGTTGTTGAATATACAAACGGCAGAGTGCTGATTTTAGCACCGCTTGCAGTTGCACCGCAGACAATCAAAGAAGCACAAAAAATTGACGTTGATGTTAGATTTGTTGCTGAACAGTCTGACGTTGAAGCTGGAATCAGTATTACCAACTATGAGAAGCTTGAAAAATTTGATTTGAGTGTGTTTGACGGAGTTGTGTTGGACGAATCAAGCATACTCAAAAGTTTTACAGGCAAGGTAAAGCAAAAAATCATTGATAGCTGCGCTAATGTTCCGTACAAGTTGGCGTGTACTGCGACACCTGCGCCGAATGACTATATGGAACTAGGCAATCATGCAGAGTTCTTAGGAGTTATGAAGCGTACCGAAATGCTGGCGATGTATTTTATTCATGACGGCAAGGACACAGCAAAGTGGCGACTTAAAGGCCATGCAGTGAAGTGGTTTTGGGAATGGGTAGCAAGCTGGGCAGTTATGCTGACCAATCCGAGAGATTTGGGATATGATGGCAGTCGGTTTGATTTACCGCCCCTTAACATCCATGAAGTTGTTGTGCATAGTGAAGTACAGGATAGTCTGTTTGCTGTTGAAGCGTTGACGTTGCAGGAACGGCAGGCGGCACGTAGGGACAGCGTGGATGACAGAGCCAAAGCGTGCGCTGAACTTATCGCAGACAGCAAAGAATCATGGCTTGTATGGTGTAACCTTAACAGCGAATCAGAGCTGCTGCACAAATATATTGCTGGTAGTGTTGAGGTAAAGGGTGCAGACAGTAACGAATACAAAGAAAAGATGCTGATAGGGTTTAGCACAGGTGATGTTAAACGTCTGGTGAGCAAGCCTGTAATTGCAGGATATGGTATGAACTGGCAGTGCTGTTCGAAGATGGTGTTTGTTGGCTTATCAGATAGCTTTGAACAGTATTATCAAGCAGTGCGCCGTTGCTGGAGATTTGGACAGACAAAGCCTGTTGATGTATATATCATCATTGCAGACACAGAGGGCGCAGTAAAAGCTAATATCGAACGCAAAGAGCGTGATTTCAACGAGATGCTGCAAGGCATGATTAGCGCAACGCAGGAAATCACGAAAGCTAATATTGAGCAGACAACAAGAAAAACAAGTGATTATATTGCAGAAGAGAGGATGGTGTTGCCACGATGGGTAGCGTAGTAGTAGCACAAGAACAAGGGCAGGATTGGGCAGCGTATAACGGCGATAGTTGTCAAGTTATCAAGGGGATTCCTGATAATAGTGTTGGATATATTATTTACTCACCGCCGTTTTCAAGCTTATATACTTACAGTGATTTCGCAGAGGATATGGGCAACTGCAATGGTGATGAAGAATTTTTTGAGCACTTCAAATATCTTATCGGTGATTTGTATAGAATACTGCAACCGGGCAGATGTATGAGTGTGCATTGTATGGAGCTGCCGACCAGCAAAGAACGTGATGGGTTTATTGGCATGAGAGATTTCCCGGGTGAGCTTATCAGAGCGTTTCAAGAAGCAGGATTTATCTTCCATAGCCGTGTAACGATTTGGAAAGACCCTCTGATTGCTGCTACACGTACTAAAGCGTTAGGACTGTTGCACAAACAGATTCAGAAAGACAGTGCTATTTGTAGACAGGGTATTGCTGATTATCTGATTACTATGCGTAAGCCGGGCGAGAATCAGAATCCGATAGCGCACCCGAAAGGACTTACACATTATGCAGGCAGTGATGTTATTGATATTCCAAGAAATGACATCAAATACAGTCATAATGTATGGCGAAAATATGCATCCCCTGTTTGGATGGACATCAGACAGACTAATACTTTGAATGAAAAAATGGCACGTGACAAAGAAGATGAAAGACATACATGTCCGCTACAGTTAGATGTTATTGAACGTGGCATTACGTTATGGAGCAATCCTGGTGATATAGTTTTTACGCCTTTTATGGGAATCGGCAGCGAAGTGTATCAGGCAGTCAAAATGGGCAGACGTGGTATTGGTATTGAACTGAAACCGAGCTATTTTGAATGTGCAGTAAAGAATATCCGTAGTGCTGAGGAAAGCAAAAACAGTGTAATTGATTTATTTTAAGAGGTGATTGTATTGAACATTATAGTTTTAACAGGCAGATTGACAAAAGAACCGGAAGTAAGATATACGCAGTCTGGCAAGACAGTATGCAGCTTTTCTATTGCGGTAGACAGACCGTTTTCGGGGCAGGATGGCAAGCGTGAAGCAGATTTCTTTAACTGTATGCTGTGGGGCAAGCAAGGCGAAACATTTGGCAATACAGTACACAAAGGCCACAGAATCCTTGTAGAGGGCAGAGTGCAGATTAGCAGTTATCAAGTTAAAGACGGCAGTAAACGCCAGTCTACGGATGTTGTGTGCAACAGATTTGAGTATCTGGAACGCAAGGAAAGCCAACAGCAAGCACAGTCACTGCCAAAAGTAAATTTCGGTGACATGGGACAGATGATGGACGAAGAAATCCCGTTCTGATATGAAGATTCCGCTGACGTATAAAAATGTTATACAAGGCAAGAAAAACAAAGCCGCTGGCAAGATGTTTGAAAATCTTATAAGTCAGACCTGTGCATGGTATTTGCAACAGGGAATGGCAAAGATTGAGAAGCAGGCAGAGCCGATGCGACCGCTCAGAGCGTTGTCTAATGGTCAGTTTATAGCGTGCTATGAAAGCAAAGCTGGAGTTGATTACAAGGGAACGCTCAAAGGCGGCAGGGCGGTAGTTTTTGAAGCCAAACATACGGAAACAGACGTGTTCAGGCGTGAAGTAGTCAAGGAATGGCAGTTGGAGTATCTGGTAGAGCATAAGAATCTTGGTGCAGAATGTTTTGTACTGCTGTCATATGGCTTACACAGCTTTTACAGAATACCTGTTGTTGATTGGTACTTTATGAAAGAGAAATTTGGCAGAGTATCGCTGAGAGAAGAACATGTCAAGGACTATAAACTGCGATTTGATGGCAGACACATTTTATTTTTGGAAGGGCTGCTGAATGGATAGAATATATGGGATGGTTTGGAAGAAAACCGAAGATAAAGGCATGCGATTGGTATGCAAATCGTGTGGAGAGTATGCTGGGCTGATATGCATGTTTACCGCCAGCAGTAAAGAGTGGACACGGCATTATTGCAGATGTAAAGGCTGCGGACGATACATAAGCGTTACACGTAGAAACGAGGTGTGCGAAGATGAAGAAGCTGGCGAGGAAAGGCTTGTGGTGGACTGACGAAGAAGTAGAAATACTGTCCGAAAAATGGGGAAAACGTTCAGCTAAAGATTTATCAAGACAGTTAGGACGTTCTGTTGGAGCTATTAAGCGCAAAGCAAAAGACATTGGAATGGGCTTTAGAGTACAGAATGCAGACGGAGTATCAATGAAGATGTTGCTGTCGCTTATTTGTGGGCATAACGCAAGCAGTAAGGACTATAAGAGGTTTAAGCAAGCAGGATTGCCGTATTTTACACTAAAGACTGAGCAAAGAAAGTTTTACATGGTCAATATTGATAAGTTCTGGAAATGGGCAGAAGAAAATCAAGATATGATTGATATTGCAAAAATTGAACCGTTGACGTTAGGCAAAGAACCTGAGTGGGTAAGTGTAATGCGCAGTCAACGCCGTACTGAAATAGCAAAAAAACGTTGGGAAGAATATGCTTAACGGAGGTTTACTGTGGAAGATTTGGCTGAATATATAGCTGTGACGTTGGTTTTTTTAGCGCGACTGGCGATATATGAGATGTGCATATTTGCTGTCTGCTGGGCGTTTGGCGTAGGTTTTGATGCAAAATATGCTGTAGGAATTATGGCGATTGAGATAATGGTTAAAACAATATTTTGAGGTGTTGAAAATGGGAAAGTTAGCAAGGAAGTTTAAAAGGTCCAACAGTCTGGAGATGCCTGTAACTAAAAGTGAATTTGATTTTATCTACTCAATGGTACATAACAAGATGGCTGCCCAAGTAGAGGAAAACGTAAAAACACGTATTGTCCCGGCGGTAAGAGCAGATTTGAGAAAAGAGGTTGCGGCAGAAGTCACAAATGATGTATATGCTCATTTTTTGGCGATTGCAAGCAACATTCTGATGAATGATTATGGCAAGATGAAGTCTAAAGACACTAGGCTGAAAGTATTCTACGATAAATTACAGGAATACTCAGGTGAAATTGAAAATCCGTCTGAACAGCAACTTGAAGCAGAAAAAGCACTTGCTGAACAGGTTGATGGCATAGAGATAAAGAGATAGTAACCGTAAGGTTCTATATAGCCGTTGCATAAAAAATAATTTTTTGTTTGCGGAATTTATTACATACACCTTGTTTTGTCAAATAAAAACGCAACGGCGCACATGGCAAGGCTTGCAGATTTGAAAATTGAATATTGCGGTGTAAGAGTTGGTTAAGCTGATTACATCTGCAAGCCGTTGTTGTGTGTTATGAGGGCACAGGTATGGAAGAAAAAAAGAAAAAGAAGAAAAACGTATGGCGTGATTCCGAGGAAGATACGCAGAAAACTGAAAAAGTTGAGAAAAACGTGACAAGAGAGGGCTAAAACACGTAGAAAAACGTGACAAGCTCATGAAATATGCAGTTAGTGCAGAAAACATCCACATGAAATATGCAGAAAGGGGTGGAGCTATTGAAAATTGCAGACAAGGGCAGTGTGTGTGCAGTGGTATATGACCATAGCAAAAATGCATTGCTGATGGGAACAAGTGGAAACTCCAAAAAGTGGCAGTTTGCTGTCGGTGATGATGAATGCAGTGCGCCAGAAGTATTGTCTGAGCAGTTTGGTATAGAATTTGATTTTGTGACTGATGATACATACAGTGATACAAGCGATTGCGTACATTGTTCCGATTATGGAAACATTATTATTCCTGTGAAAAAACAAATCAATCAAGGGCGATTGCATATCACTCGTGAGATGTACTGCAATACAAGGGTATATGTGTATGAGTACAACAAAAACGCAGTCGGTAAGATTATCAGAGGTTTTAAGAGTGCAGGCATCGGCAAAGTGCGCTGGGTGAAAATGAAAGATATGTTTAAAACTGAGATGATGCCTGCTACGCTTGCAATTTACAACTGTTTTATCAATCACAGGGGCAGAGAACATGAACAAGTGTCATAACTGCATACATTGTCAATGGGACGATGATACAGAGATATGGTGTGACATCTACGAGAAAACGCACGTAGAGCCGACAATGGAAACACCATCATGCAAGATGTTTGAACCGCAGATACCGCATACGTGTGGAGAATGCTGTTATAACATAAAAGCTGAAAATGACGGAGATTTAGATTTCTGTGCGGCACATGATTTGTATGATTTCACGCAGGATGACCGCAAAGCGTGTGCTGATTTTGAAGAAAAAGGGGTGCAATAATGCTCATCAAGGAAAATGGCGAATTTGTTGTAGTGAAGAAAAACGGCAAACGTACAAGACTTGTGAAGTTGAAAGGTACTTATGTGCCGATGTTTAACGGAGGTTGCAAGAAATGCCAAAAGCAGAACTGATTTCTATTACACCGGGCTACATGGAGCTTTTAAAGACTGCTTGCAGTCAGCCGTATGGCAAGAGCGTTACCGACAAATCTGTTAAGAAAATCATTGAAAGCGGACATCTTAGTGTGTTGGAGCACTGCTCTGCAAGTTTCTTGGTAAAGTGTAGCGTAAGGGTGTTAGGTCAACTGACACGCCATCGTCACCTGTCCTTTACCTGTAAGAGTGCAAGAGGTAGCAAATTTGATGTGTTGGAGTTACCGCATGGTGACTTTGCTGTTTTTAAGGATTTGAGTGGTGTTGTTATGATTCCGTATCAAAAGGCACTTGAAGAAGGTGTACCGGAGCAAGATGCTGCATACTATTTACCGCAAGGCGTTGAAACATCTATGGTAGTAACCGGCAACTTCAGAGCATGGTATGAGTATCTGCCTAAAAGGGTGTGCAGACGTGCTATGCCGGAGCATAGAAAGCTTGCAGAGCTTATTCATCAAGAACTTGCGAAAGCAGCACCAGAGATTTTCGACAGAACATTTTTGAATTGTATCAACTGCATTGAAAGCTCATGCGAATTCAAGTAAGGGAGTATAAGTAATGGTTGAACGTGAAGAACAAAGAGTAAGTATTGGTAAAAATCTTGCGCGAATGAGAGAAAAACGCCAAGTAAGCCAAAAGGATTTGGCAAAGGCAACTGGTATTACTCAAACACATTTGAGTAATGTAGAGCATGGAAAAAACGGTATTGGTTTAGAACTTCTGATAGAAATTTGCAGTGTACTGAACTGTTCTCTTGATGAATGTGTATTTGGGAAAAAAGCTAAAGTAGCAGCTATCAGATTTGAACCTGTGAAAGATGCACCGTATGATACAAAGTTACCGCAACGCAGTACGAAGCACTCAGCTGGTTATGATTTCTTTGCACCGTGCGATATTGAGATTCCTGCACATGGCGTAAGCAAATTGATTCCGATGAACGTCAAGGCAATTATGCCGGGCAACATGTATTTGCAGGCTATTATCCGTAGTGGTTTGTCAATGAAACACAATATCATGCTTGAAGCGTCTGGCGTTGTTGATGCTGATTATGCAAACAATATTGACAATGACGGCAATATTGGCATTAAACTACGTAACGATGGTGATGCTGATTACACCATTAAAAAGGGAGAACGCTGTATGCAAGGCGTATTCCTTAAATACTATACAACTGACAATGATGTAGCTGATGGAGTACGTGGAGGCGGTTACGGTAGTACTGGCAGGTGATTTTTGTGGGCAAGGTAAAATGTGCGTTGTGTGGGCGTAATGTCAAAGACGGCGAGTGGAAAACAATTACTCTTGACGGCGCAGAACAAAAGGTATGCATGAACAAGTACAGATGCGACCAAAGACGCAGGCAGAAAAAGCCTAAAGCAGTAAGGTACGAAGTACCGCAGGAGGCAAAAGAGCTGGAGCAAACATGCGTGGCAGGCTCGTATAAAGCCGTGGCTGAACCCAAAGATGTAAGCCTAAGCAATCATACCAGACAGTATTTGGAAGTGATAGCGGCAATCATAATGCTTGTAGCGTCGATAGTATTGTTCTGTATAGTAGCAAGGGGGTAGCTGATGTTAAATTCGCCGTGCATGGGATGCAGTGACAGAGTTGTTTTTTGTCATAGCAAGTGTGGGAAATACCAAGAGTGGAAACAACGGCAAGCAGAGATTACGGAACAGAAACGTATCTATAACATGCAGAACACGCCGTCAACCAATACTGCAAAACGTAGGATAAAATGGGTGAAAGACCATGCCCACAGATGATGTTGACAAAATGATTATAAGAGCTGCCAAGAACATAAACGATTACTGTACCATACATTCCTGCCCATCGTGTAGGTTTTGGATGGATGGTTGGGAATGTATGTTCCGTACAAGCCCGGCTAGGTGGGGCGATATGTTGGAAGTTTTGGAAAGGCAGGATAACGAATGACCTATTTTGACCCGGATGTATATAACAAATACAATCTCAGAGAAGATGACAGAGATGAAATTGAGCTTTACGGATGCATGATAGCAGATGCTATTGACGTAGTGAAAAGTGATATTGAAGATGAATTGGCGGATGCTGGAGATAATCCGATTGCAAAGGGTATAGCTGCTTACAAATTGGAAACCGTGGAAGATGTTCGCAGAATGATGGCATTTTCATTGCATGGAATGATTGCTGACCGCATAGAATCGTATGACGATGACACATACGAGGGATTACAGGTTAGAGGTGACCATGAACGCAGAGTAAAGGGCGTTGAATATACAGATATGTTTGCTCCAGCGTTTGAGCTGTTAGAAAAGTGAGGATAAACAATGGATAACGTAAATCATCCGAAACACTACACTCAGGGTGGAATTGAGTGTATAGACGCATTAGCGGCGGCAACAGTCGAGTTAAAAGGCATTGAAGCTGTGTGTACCGCCAACGCTATTAAGTATTTGTGGCGTTGGAAACAAAAAAATGGTGTGGAAGATTTGGAAAAGGCGCGCTGGTACATTGACAGATTGATTAAAGAACAAAAAGTACGTGAGGAATTGCCTATTCCGCAATTTGGCTGAGGTGAAAGAATTATGAAGTGGATTAAGCAGACATTCTGTATGCACAGTGTTATAAAGACTACTGATGAAGAAATGGAAAAAACAGGCTATTTGTTTAAGTGCAGCAAGTGTGGCAAGTATCTGCCGTGGCATATTCATGTAGAGATGTGGGACGATGCAAGGTTTTGGATTGGTGTACTGTGCGGCATCCTGATGTTTGATGTTATGATACGCACACTGCTTATTATCTTGAAAGGAGCGGTGCAAAATGGATGATGACAACAATGTAAAAGAACCTAAATGCAACTATTATGTTGACTCAACCTTGCAGGATAGTTTGGAATGGTGGAAAAAAGTATTGCACTTGCAGAATTGGTGTATCAAAGCTGTTCTGACAGATGAAAAGCTGGAAGTAGACGGAAGAGCGGTGCATGGCAGAAACACTACAGAGTATTTGAAGTGTGAATCTTTTATAGAGATAAGTACAGTAGAATACGCTGGCGAATATACCAAACACTGTGAAGAGCTTACGCTGGTGCATGAGCTGTTACATTGCGCTATGCCGTTGTTCTGTAATGATGATGACAGTGCCACTATGCGTGATGCATGGGTAGAGCTGTTGGAACATCAACGTATTGATATGCTGGCAAAATCGCTGATAATGGCTAAATATGGCGTTGGCATTGAATGGTTTGTGAAGTAACGCTTTGGGAGGAGTAGAACGAATGAACCGATTTGACATTATTCTGAGAGCTGGAGAACTGTTGGATGACCTTGTACCGGAACTTGATATTGATGAACGTGCAATCAAGTATCTTAAAGAGTGCATGAGCCGATGCGAAGCGTTGGATGAAGCCCAGAAATTAAAAATGCCTGTCATCATGATAAAAGACATGAATACAGGCATTGTGCGTGAGTATGGAACTGATATACATGATATTCTGACGATACGTGAATTTGACCATGTGCCGTATCTGGCATATGAGAATTTACAGAACGGATATGGAACAGTTGATAACCGAGATGGATACAGATTTATTGCTGATACATATGGATATATGGGCAACAAGCAGGTTATAGCTGTGAATGATGAAATATATCCGTCACAGAAGCCGTATTGCGCTGTTTGCGGCGAAGAAGAACATTTGCATAGTGTGACATCGAGCAGCAGCTGGACACCGTGGTATTATTGTGATGCATGTTTTGAGAAAGTATCAACAGAAGATGTTGTACATTATCCGAAAACTGCTGAGCAAAAAGCAATTAACTATATGGCAATGATTAAAGTATTGGAGGGAGATACCGATGACAAGTAAAGAAATCAATGAGTTTGTGGAAAAGATGGTTGGTGAAGATATTGAGTTTTCTTTGACTGCTGATGTGATTGAAGAGGGTGACGATGAAGAGCAAAACCATTATTGGTGTAACGGTGGGGAAAATTCAAGTTATATTATTGGCAGTGCTATTAACAATTCTGTGTTGCACATGCTGGACGGCGGCAATGATATTGATAGCATTAAAAAGTTTATCGAACTTATCGTTGACGATGCCTATAAAATTTACCAGATGAATCACAAAGAAAATCTTCTGAACTAATGGGGTGATACATGTGCGCAATATTAATAACTTAGGAGTTATCATGCAGCAGCGCAGAGAAGTAAAAGAATACTGCGACATGCTGTTGGAGCGCAACAGACGTACACGCCGTAGACGTATGTTAAAAATAAAAGCTAAGGAGAGAGCCAAAAATGATGCAAAAAACGGCTGAGATTTTATATAATGCATGGCGACAATATGCGGAATTCTACAGATATACAAGTTTGGGCGAAATAATTACTAAACCTTGTAGTGGTTGTGGTAGCAATGTATACGTGAACTGCCGTAGATTTAACGGAATCCTGTATATTGGCAAAGAGTGTATTTGCAGTGATTGCAGACAGAAAGCAAACGAAAACATGCGATTAGCGGCGTTGTTAAGCTAAAAAAAGAGGGCCTGCCCCAAGACAAGCCCAAAACGATATATTGCAACTTTATTTTATCAGAGTTTTGGCAAGGGGGCAAGTAAATGTCAGTTGAATTAACTCCAGAGATTATAGATATTATCAACGAAACTGCAAACAACACTGCAAAGATGATTTACTCAAAGATATGCAGGCAAAAGGAAAGAGAAAGAGAAACACTATTTGAGCGTAGACTTTACAATGTAAAGATATTGCTTGACCATTACAGACTGTTCAAGGAACATGCAAAAGAAGCTATCTTTGAATTGACATCTATTGACGAAGAAGAGCTTACTGCAATCGAAATTATGGATGCTATGATGCAGTTGCCTGTAGATAAGGGCGAAATTGCTGTTGAGAGTATCAGAAACAGCGCACTGCGTACTCATATTGTCATAGAGCATATAGAATCCATGCTGGGCATTTATGAAGTGTACTGTGAGAAATCTCTCAGACCTGAGGACTTGCGCAGATGGGATGTTATCAATACGCTGTTCATTAAAGACGTTCCGCAAGGATTGTCAAAGATGGACATCTATAATGATTTGGCTGAGAAGCATTTTGTCAGCGAACGTCAAATCAGAATGGATGTAAACGATGCACTTATCAAACTGACTGCACTTATTTTTGGCATTGATGGTGTAAAGAAGTTTACTCAGCGTAACATAAATATCTATACAGATAATACTGAGGAAAAATAGGCTGACAGTGAAGAAAACTAGCAGAAATGCTGTTCCAATTTACTTCCTTTACACTTCCAATAGCCTGTGATAAAATTTAAGATGTAAAAATAGTAAATGAAAGCCGCTCAGAAATGGGCGGTTTTTGTTTTTGGTGGAAACGCATATTAAATGCTTTTTCATATACTCCTCCCGAAGCGGTACTAGCAGTTTGAGCTGTGATGCCAGATATGCGACGTACTGCTTTGCTAATAAGGCTGTGCATAGTAAGTATCGTAGAATAACGAAATCCGAAGGCATGGCATGAACATAGCCGTTGTTTTTACATAATGGCAATGGGGACAATACAGTTCCCATATGCTCCCGTAGCTTAAAGGTAGAGCTGAGTTTTCGTAAAGCTTATGGTACAGGTTCAAATCCTGTTGGGAGCTGGGGAATATACAGGCAGCCTTCACGTGGCATTCCCTGTTTTGACTGATAGCCTGTGGAATGCTGGCATAGCTCAATTGGCAGAGCACCGCTTTTGTAAAGCGGATGTTGTAGGTTCGAATCCTATTGCCAGCTCCAATGACAAATGTCTAAATCTTTACTAGCTCGTCTACGTTAATGTAGAAGGAGTATCCGATTGCGTCCTATGGGATGCTTTTTGCGGCGATATAGCTTAATGAGGTAGAGCGCATGACTTTTAATCATGGATGCAGGTTCAATTCCTGCTATTGCCAACTATGCTGATTGTTAACAAGGGGATATGAGATGAACTATAATGATAAAATCATGCTTATGTGGCGTGGAAAAGATAACCGATACATAGTTATCTTAAAAGACGGATATAAGCATGACGGCTCAGCTATCATTGAGGGCGACATAATGGAAAGCGTAATAGCTGATGTTGTGCGTGCTGATGACAGATGGGTAACTATTAATGGTTCGCACGTCCTTATTGGTGGCAGTGGTCGCATTAAATATGGTGCGGGCGGTGCGTTTAATGGCAAGCTGTTTGGTACTGTATTCCAAGATTACAATAGACCGAAAGCCAAAAACGGCAAGAGGTTAGTCAGACCGTACAATTTGACTGGCAGACAAAAAAGTGTTACAAAGCCCGATAAACCGAAAAAGGAATTTGCTCATAAGTTGGGCAGACTGCAAGGTAAAAATAAGCTCAAAGAAACAATCAAGAGCTATAAATATCTTAAAGAAATTAATACAGATATCCAACATGGTAATGCTACGGCGGAAATCGACAGTTTGCCGACAGGCAGTAGGCTGAAACTTAAAATTGGCAATGATGTGTATCGGTTTAAAAAGAACCAAAAAGGCGAATTTGATACTACTTTGAATGGCAAGCCGTATGGAATTATGACCGCAGATGGAATAACTGCTGGTAATGATAAGAGCATATGTAAAAATCTGCGTGTAATTGGGATGCCCGAACAGATTGCTGAAAAAAAAGTGAAAGACGGCGACTTTACTGTTAAGGAAATTGGCAACAGAAAAACATATCATCCTGATTATGATGCAGACCCATATGAGATTATAGAGAATCATTTAGGCAAAAAACTAACTGATTTGCAAAGGGACAAAGTAAAAAAAGGAATAAGTGCCATTACTGAATATACTGGTGTATCTTATGCGAGAATCAGAAGAAATAAAACCCAAGAAGCGCACGAACAAAACAAGGTGATTGATTATGTTATAGAACATTCACCAAGTTATAAAGGCACAATATACAGAGGTATTCATTTAAAACCAAAAGAGTTTGAAGAATTGATAAAAAAAGTTGAGAATGGAATTCCTTTTGACCAAAAGGGCGTTTCGAGCTGGAGCAGCGATGCTAGAACAGCTAAAAGCTTTGTAGATGACTATCCTGGATTTTGCAATGTGGTTTTTGTATCAAGAAATGGCTTTAAACGAAGTACATCGATAAGACATCTTTCGTATAATCAGCGAGAAGATGAAGTGTTGGTGTCACGCAAGACAAACATGAAAGTTAAGCGTATAATAAGAGCAAGCGATAACTTTTTAGAGATAGAAGTTGAGGAGGTATAGTATGAAAAGAAAAACTTTGATTGAAAGATGGGCAGAAGATACTGAGGGATTGACATTTAAAGGTGAACCCGGCTATAAAGATGACTGGGAAGATGAACCAGAACCGGAAGAAGAAAAAGAAAAATAATAAAACCAACAAGAAATGCTCTGTAAGCTCAGAAGTGAGTTGCAGGGCATTTTTGCTTATAAAGGAATGAACACACAATGAAATGTGAAAATAAAGTCAGGTTGATGTACAGAACTTCTGGTGGAGCATGTTTTGCTATTCTTAATGAACCATACAGGCTTGACGGTTCGCTGATTGTTGAGGGTGATTCTGTTGCAAGCGTTACTGAAAGTGCAATGCGTGCCGATAAGTGGGTGACTATTAACGGCGCACACGTTTTGATTGGCAAGGGCAATACTGTTATTGCTGGCATGGGAAACAAATTTAATGGCAGGCGATTAGGCAGACTGTCAAATAGTTTTCGTGGTAGGCGTGTAAAGCTTGACAAGGCTTTATATAACAGGAAAATACTCGGAGAGATTGCAGAGAAATGCAAGCGGTTCAAGCAGTCAGCAGAGTATGGCAACATGCAGCTAGGTATACGCATCCAAGAGAAAGATACAGAGCGTATCGGCGGTACGATGAAGCATCGCTCGAAGAATTTCGGTGATGACTTTGAAACGAAAGAAGAGCTGAAACACAGAAATGGAGAACAGCTCAATGGAGTAAGTACTGTTGATATCAATGTTACACATGAGGTTCCCTATTATGGCGGATATGAAGGCAGAATAGTGTATCTTGTAGCTGGAGAGAAAGCTACGGCAGGATATGATGCTGGCGAGCTGGTAATCCAAAAGCCAAAGGTACTTGCGAAATTTGGCATAAAAAATGGTGAACTGGTTGAGCTGGGCGCAGTAAAGGTTACAAAGCGTAAAAAAGCAAAGGAAAACAAACCTACCAAACCTAGCGAAGAATACACCAATTTTATAAAAGACATGGAAAACAAATATGGTAAAGACGGCATGTATGGGAAGATGACAGACGCAGAGTTTGACAAATACCAAGAGCTGGAAAACCATAAATACGATTATTTTTATAAGCAGTAATCAATGCTGCACAGATTAGGAACATTCACCCGACAAGGAATTTCGCCTGTGTAGCATTGAATAACGTCCTACAAGCTCAGGGATGGGCTGTAGGGCGTTTTTAATTTAAAGTAAAGCAATATTATACCAAGAACGTATTTGAACGCTTATTGGCGTTATAGTTATAAAACACTGTTTTGATTTTATCTGTTGGAGGAATGACAAAATGAACATAGTGTATAAGCAGGTGGCTGAGTTACGGCCGTATGAGAATAATCCACGTGACAATGAAGCGGCGATTCCGTATGTCAAGAACAGCATTAAAGAGTTTGGGTTCAAAGTACCTATTGTGATTGATGCAGACAATGTAATCGTGTGTGGCCATACGAGATATGCAGCTGCTGCAGAGCTTGGAATGAGTGAAGTACCATGTATTGTAGCGGATGACCTTACAGAAGACCAAGTAAATGCGTTCCGTTTGGTCGACAACAAGACACACGAAGCCAGCAAGTGGGATATTGAAAAGCTGGCAGAAGAACTTGACAGCATCATGGGCATCGAAATGGAAGATTTCGGATTTGCTGATATTGCAGCACCTGCTATCGACCTAGACGATGATAAACCGGAAAACAATGGCGAACATGAAGCAAGAACAGTGTGCTGCCCTAAATGCGGATTTGAGTTTGAAGTATAAGACTATGTTGGAGGAACAATGGTTAAGATAGAATGCAAGATTGTAAAGATTAAGGATATCAAGCCTTATGAGAACAATCCGAGAAAGAACAAAAAAGCCGTAGGCGTTGTAGCGAAAAGCATCAAAGACTATGGCTTTAAAGTACCGCTTGTACTTGACGAAAACAACGTCATTATATGCGGACATACACGTTATATGGCTGCCCAAAAGCTGGGACTGAAAGAAGTGCCGTGCATTATGGCAGACGATTTGGATGAAGAACAGGTAAGGGCGTTCCGGCTGGCAGACAATCAAGTAGCAGAGTTCTCTACATGGGACGAAGATAAACTTGCTATGGAGATTGAATCGTTAGGCATTGACTTGTCAGAATACGGATTTGGTATCGCAAAAGCATTACAGGCGAGTGAAGAAATCAATGTAGATGATTTTGACGATGATAAATTTAAGTATGAGTGCCCTTGTTGTGGGTTTAGATTTAACTGATTAATCGTCTTTGGTAAAAACAGCCGATTTTCCAAAAGACAAAAACGTCTTTGGTAAAAAGGGCATTTTTCCAAAAGACGCAGGTAAAAACATTGGAGGGAGTATAAATGTTTGAGCCTATATGGTATTTGAAAGATATTAAGCAGGATAAGCCTGTAAAGGTATTTACTATCTTCTCTTGCGGTGGCGGTTCGTCTATGGGTTATAAACGTGCAGGATTTGAAGTAATCGGCAACTGTGAGATTGACCCGCGTATGAACTCTGTATATGTGGCAAACAACCATCCGAAGTACAACTACAACATGGATGTAAGAGAGTTTTTGCAGAAAGATGACCTGCCAGAAGAGTTGTACAATCTGGATATATTGGATGCCAGTCCACCGTGCAGTGCGTTCAGTAGTTGTGGAGAACGCGAAGATGCGTGGGGCAAAGAAAAAGTATTTAGAGAGGGACAGAAAGCACAGACGCTTGATGACCTCTTTTTTGTTTACTTAAATGTGGTAGAAAAACTGAAGCCAAGATGCACTATTGCCGAAAACGTAGTGGGGCTTGTTAATGGTAATGCGAGGGGATATGTAAATCAAATCATCAAACGTTATCATGAACTAGGATATGAAGTACAGTTATTTCAGCTAAATTCAGCTCTCATGGAAGTGCCGCAAAGTAGACCGAGAGTATTTTTTGTAGCCAATAGAATGGGCTATCCAAAACTGAGTTTGAAGTTTAATTATAAGCCGATTAAATTTGGTGATATAAGAAGTAAAGAGCCGGGCAATGAGCCTGGAAAAGATTCAGTTACATATAAACTGTTGCAGATAGCAAAAAACAGTGACAAAAAACTTGCTGATGTTAATAAACGTATAGGCAAGAAGGCGTCGATGTTTAACCAGACCATTGTGTGGGATGGAGATATTGCGCCTACACAGACTGCCGGCACTGTTCCGTTTAGAGGATGTGACAAAACATTCTTTACTATACATGATATTAAGACTGTACAGTCATTTCCACAGGATTATAATTTTGTGAATAACACGGTTAATAATGCTGCGTATATATGCGGAATGAGTGTACCGCCGAATATGATGGCCCACATTGCAACAGAAGTATGGAAACAATGGCTTAGTAAAGATAAAGAAATAATAGAACGTATGGGGGTGTAAAACTAATATGGCAGGTGCAGGTGGAAAAGGGAGGATTGCCAACTACAATGCCAGTCTAACACCGGAAGAACGCAAACAAAGCGCAAGCAAAGCAGGAAAAGCAAGCGTCAAACGCCGTCAAGAGAAAAAGGCGTTAAAAGACATAGCAAAAACCTTGCTGGACATGGCACTGAAGCCGGGGCAAGTACCTGATATTGAAAATATCGGCAGTGTAGCAGAGATGGGCAAGTCTAATATGGACGTGCGTACAGGTCTGTTGTTGGCTGCCATCAAAAAAGGATTAGAGGGTGACGTAAAGGCGCAGGAGATGCTGTTTACTTTGACAGGAGAGAAAGTCGATAAACAGGAACTGCAAATTAAAAACGATACACCGCTCAGTCAGACAGTAATATATTTGCCAGACAATAAGCGTGGCAATAGTTAGGTAATAGTCATGGAACTATGGAAAGACATAAAAGGCTACGAGGGACGTTATCAGATTAGCAGTTACGGCAGAGTAAAGAGTCTTAACTATCACAAAGAGAATAGAGAAGCAATGATTGTGCCAAAGGTAACTAAAACAGGATATCTGATTGTAGGACTGTGGCGCGACAAGAAGAAAAAATTTTTTCCTATACATCGGTTGGTAGCTAAAGCGTTTATTGCGCCGTTCGATGGAGAGCAGGTTAATCACATTGACGCAGACAAGGCTAACAATCATGTTGAAAATTTAGAGTGGTGTACAGCAAGGGAAAATACACTTCATGCTATCAAATTAGGACTATTTGATGATTCGGCGAAGAAACTTGCTAACGCTAATGTGGAGAGAAGCAAAGCCGTTGAAGTAACCAATCTTCAAACAGGAGAAATTTTAAAATTTGCGTCGACCAGAGAAGCTGCGAGAATACTGAATGTTAACAGATGGCAACTTATAAACCATCTGAAAGGAATTGGGTGTAGAGTAAAAAATTACACTGCTTGTTATTGCTAGGGGGTGATTTAATATATGGCTAACGTGTTAAGACCTCAAGAAGGTCCGCAGGAAATGTTTTTAGCTACTCCTGCTGATGTGGCTGTATATTAGCCTCAGGCGGAGCTGCAGGTGGCGGAAAAACTCATGGGTTGCTGTTGGAAATGTTGCGTAATGTAGATAATTCTAACTTTAATGCAGTAATTTTCCGCCGTGATACATCTCAGATATTCAACGAGGGCGGTTTGTGGGACAATGCTATAGAAATGTATAGACCGCTAGGTATTGAAGCAGTACGCACACCTTATCCAACAATTCGCTTTCCTAGCGGAGCTAAGATAAGATTTTCACATTTGCAATATGATAAGGATGTTCACAAATGGCAAGGCGCGCAAATTGTGTTGATTGCTTTTGATGAATTAGCGCATTTTAGCTCACAGCAATTCTTTTATATGTTGTCTCGTAATCGTTCTACGTGTGGCGTAAAACCATATGTAAGAGCAACGTGCAATCCAGATGCTGACAGTTGGTTGGCAAAATTTATTCAGTGGTGGTGGGATGAAGATACAGGTTATCCGATTCCCGAACGAAGCGGAGTCATTCGTTATTTTGTGCGTGTGGGTGATAATATTATTTGGGGCGACTCTAAAGCTGAAATCGTCAGAGAACATCCCGAAATCAACAAAGAGTGGATTAAGTCTTTTACATTTATAGCTTCTAAGTTAAGTGATAACAAAATACTTATGGAGAAAGACCCCGGATATTTAGGTAACTTGATGGCTCAGAGCGAAGTAGAGCGCGAGAGATTGTTGCATGGCAACTGGAAAATCAGACCAGCGGCTGGCAAGTATTTCAAACGTGGCAACTTTGAGATTGTCGATGTAGTGCCGAACAAAGTAGAAGCGTGGGTGCGCTCGTGGGATTTGGCGGCAACAGAGGTAAGCAATGCTGAGCCGTCACCAGACGCAACAGCAGGCGTACTGATTGGCAGAATGACAGACGGCAGATACATAGTAGCTGACGTAAAGCACATAAGGAAAAACGCCAACGATGTACGTAAGGCGGTACTGAGTGCTGCTACGTTGGACAAGGTAAGATACAAGAACGTGAAGATAACAGTACCGCAAGACCCCGGACAGGCTGGCAAGGAACAGGCTAACAGCTATGTCAAGATGCTTGCAGGACATCCGATAGAAACAATAAGACCTACAGGAAGTAAAGAGAACAGAGCCAATCCGTTTGCATCACAGGTACAGGCAGGAAATGTACTGATGTTGCGTGGCGATTGGAACGAAGAATATTTGGCTGAGCTGGAGAGCTTTCCAGACGGCTCACACGATGACATGGTGGATGCTTCAAGTGATGCATTCAACAAGCTCAGTGAAGTGCGTAGCTGGCGTGGTTTAATCAGTTAGGAGGTGATAATATGGCAAACAGGGTTGATGGGTATTATGATGCATTCATAAGACATGGCGTTCAGCAGTATATGTACAACAACACTTACTATGAAGCAAAGTCGAGTGATGCAGAACTGACAATGATTTACCAAAATGCTCTCGCACGCCGAATTGTTACATCTCCGATTGATGACTGCGTAAAGCATTGGCTGAAAATCGACGGCGACAAGGACGATAAAATCTTGCAGTACATGCAGACACTTGATGTAGAGGGCGCATTTGTAGAAGCAGGATATTGGGACAGACTATACGGACGCTCATGTATCTTTATCATGGCGGATGATGGCGGAAGCCCTATGGATGCAGTCAACTACAATAAGCTGGATAGTATAAGAGGTTTAGTGGTATATGATAAGCGTGATATTATCGAGGATATGTCGGGACTGTTGCGCAATGATGACCCGAACGATGATAACTTTGGCAAGACAGAGTACTACACTATCTGTCCTATGAACGGCAAGCCGTTTGATGTACATCACAGCAGACTTCTAATGTTTAACGGTGAAACACTGCCAAGACGTGAGCGAATCGCTAACAATGGTGCTGGCTTATCATGTCTGGATGGCGTTATTAAAGCTATCCGCAGGAATGACACAGCTCATGCTAGGGCATTGGATATTATAGAACGTGTATCACAAGCAGTGCTGAAGCTTAAAGGTCTTAGTGAAATGCTTATGACTGATGACGGCACTATGGCAGTTAAATCAAGGCTTGATTTGCTTGATATGTCACGCAATATATTGAACTCTATGGCTATTGACCCCGAAGATGATTTTCAGATACACAATATGAGCGTAGCTGGTATACGTGAGATTATACAAGAGTTCCAGCAGGAAATATCTGGCATGACAGGCATTCCAGTGACAATTCTTTTTGGACGTAGCCCTGGTGGCGAAAACTCAACAGGTGCGGCGGATTTTGAGAACTATTATAACGCAGTAAGACGTTATCAGCATACAAAGATGAAGCCACAACTGGAGAAGCTGATAAAAATGATTCAGTGCTGCAAGAACGGTCCTACAAACGGCAAAGAGTATGAGGATTGGCAGATTGAGTTTAATCCACTCAAAGAGATGACCGAGCGTGAAGAAATCGACATTGCAAGCTCTAAAGCCGGAGTAAACAAGACTAAAGTTGATACTGTAAAAGCTATGTTGGATATGCAGGTAATGGACGCAAAAGAAGCACGTGCATATCTTTACAAAGAAACTGAGATAGTACCGAATGCAAAAGTCCCTGAGCAGAAACCACAGGAAGAACAGCCGGGAGCAGCACAGCAACAAGTCACAAACACTCCACAAAACGGACAGCCTAAAGAGCTGACAAAAGAACAATAGGGCGGTATAATAAAGATGAAAGAAGATTGGCAAGAACATTGCAAGGTGTTTTACACAGGCAAGGGCAAGCCGTTTGCTGTAGTGCGCAATGATAAGATTATTGAAGCAGATACAGTTGAAGAGCTTATAGAAGCTATTAGGCTTGATGCTAAAGTGAGCCGTGGTGTAAAGGTATGGATAACTCGCAAGGGCAGACATATTCCTATTAATGGTGGCAAAATGCCAGATGGTACACATTATGTGCCTAAAGTTGGCAGTACTATAACTGTTAAAGGAAGTCACAAACGAAGTGGTTATGCAACTTATACTGTTGTTAATGCAGTGACGTTTAAAAAAGCTGTTGTTAGTGCAAAAGCAACAGTAGACAAATCTAAATCATGGAGAGTTGATGATACTCATACAGTTAAAGATTTTCGGCACGATAAACTGTTTAAGACTAATAAAGGTTCAACTATTGCTGTAACTCCTGATGGTGATATTATTAGTGTATGTCGTCATAAAGGTGACAATGCGACAGGTGCAGATTTGTTGCAGTTTGCTGTAAAACAGGGTGGCAAAAAGCTTGATAGTTTTGATGGCAATTACAAATTTTACGTAGATAATGGCTTCGAGCCTGTAAGCTGGACACCATTTAATAAAGAATATGCTCCTCATGATTGGAAAGAGGATAAGCATAAAGAAGAGCCAGTTATATTTTTCAAGTATACTGGCAGGGTTACTAAAATGAGTAAAGAGCAGTTTTACAAGTCAGTGAACCCGTGTACAGGTAAAAACGGCTATGATGATGCCATGAATATTCGTGACAACAGCATGAGGTGATAAAAGTGACATATGAAGAGTTTTTCGAGGAAGTAATCAATAGCTTATCTCGTGATTTGATTGGCGAATTTGATGTAAAAACAAAAGAAGATGTTAGAAGATATGTCGAATCACAGGAAAATATGGTAAAAGAACAATATCGAGCTGATTATAAAAAATATCAGCAAGGTGAATTTGCTGATGCTGTATGGGATGATTGCGCTAACAGCGTTGCGTATTGTTTATATATGCTTTATGAGTAAATGACAACAGAAAAAGTACTAATCCGAAAGAAAGTTACTGATGACTCGTGGTTCGCTGTACTTGCTAATGGGTGGCGATACGATGGTTCAGCAGTAATAGATGCCACGTCTGGTTTAGAATTAGACTTTAAAATCGCACAGGCTCGGTATGATGACCATTGGGTAACAATGCAGGGCAATCATGTGCTGATTGGTGGCAACGGACGTATTAAGGCTGGCGTAGGCGGCAGACTTAAAGGACGTATATTTGGTACAAGGTTCAAAGACTATGAACGTGGGCGTGCTAAAAATGGTAAAAGATTGGTTCGCCCGTATAATATTGTAGGTAAGCAAAGCGGCACGAAAAAAGTTGAGGGAAAAACAGAGAATCCTCAAAATATGCATAAGCAAGCCATAAAATCTGCTTTGGCGCATTCAAGATTAAGCGTCGGACATCAAAAAGAGCTGGCCGAAATTATGTCAAAGAACATGACTCCGCAACAAGCTCAGTTTTATAGCAACTTCTTGGGCGCAGTAGCAAAAAAGAATTCATATTATGAAAATACAGGTGCATACTTCAGTCCGCGTTATAACGCTGTTCATATGAATATGAACAACAATAAATGGGAACGAGATGCGGGCATTAACCGTCAAGGAGCACTTAAAACAAAGTTCCATGAAGAGTTCCATCAATTAGATTATATGCTTTCGCACACTGAGTTAGGTAAATATAGCTCAATGAACGGACATGATTTGCGTAGTTTTACTAATCCACGTACTGTAACTGGTGCTAAACTATCGGCAGCGATTGAAAAAGACCTTGTTAACTTTATCAATAATGCCATTGATATAAGAAACAAAGATTTTGGCGGACCGCCGACAAAGCATATTAAGTCAACTAGCAGAATTCCTAAAGATGTAAAATCAGCAATTATTTATGCGTTAAGAGATGAATATGTAAGTGTACAACAAAAAGCTGGTATATCAATGTTTACAGATGCTTTAGGATTGCAGACAAGTGGTAGGGTGAACCCATGGTCTGGTGGAGGCTTTTGGGGGCACAATAATGCATACTGTAAAGAAAAGGGCAAAAAAGGAGCAAATTCCGAGGTGTGGGCGCACTTTGGTGAATATAAATTTGCGTTTAATGAACCAGCTCGTAATGCCATGGAAAATCTTATGCCTAATACTATTAAGGTATGCAATGACATATTTGATGAAATTGTCAATAATTATTCTGATTTTAATGGTTGGTAATAAGTGGAGGCATAATAATGAAGAATATGACTGTGGAAGAATATTTAAAGAGCATTCGTACTCCGGAAGAAAAAGCATATGAGAGATACGCTGAAGTTATTGGTGGAGAGCCTATTGGATTAGAAGAGCCTAGCGGCTATCCTGCTGGCGTTGAAGAACGCGGTGGCGTAGTTGCAGTCTACGAAGAGTGCATCAAAAAAGGGGTAACGTGGGAAGAACTTTTAGACTACAAGCCGTTGCCTGACGATGTTATTATCTAACAGGGTGGAGAAAACGTAATTTTATTAAATTTAAAAACGGCTTATTTTTAATCTGTATAGATAATTAGCCAAAGAAAATATCAAGGTGCATATCTATATATCTTAAGTTGACTATATGGGAGGAAGATATTATGTCAATGGAAATGCCTTATTTTATGACTAATCCTAAGTGGTATAAAGAAAAGTGGGTAGGCAGTGATACTGATGGTGGCGTTGAATATGAGCTTACATCTGAAGCACCTCCTAAAGCAGTAGAAAGT